ATCTTTGCTATATGTTTAACGCCTAAATTTTTTTCATATGGCAAAATTTATCAAAGTGCCCGTAGTGGCATCTGACTATGTGGGAGACCGCGTAGTAAATGTTCAAGGTCTCTGTTCTTTTAAAAAGACAGGAAACAAACTGACTGAGTTCTTCTTTGAAAAAGGAGTTATTCAAATGGAGTTCACTACCTCTGTTGGAGCGAATCACAATATCGTGGCAAATGCTATTGGTGTAGATTTCTTTAACAAGGTTATTGATGTTGAGAGAAAAACTTACACAGAAGTTTTTGAAAACTATGCTCTTCCTACGTCTCTTGGTCCTGTTACTAACATTAAAGTTGCTCAACCATAATGAAAAAGTATATCAAATTTGTTGGGAATAATGTTCCCGCAGGTGCGGAAGGTACAACTGACGCAAACTTTCAAAACTTCCCTATTAGTGCTGACAATATTTTCAGTATTGAAATGGCAGGAGAGAATGCTGAAACGACTCTTGGTTATGACCAAACACTTGTTTGGTATAAGAGTACCGATGATTCAAGTAGTCACACTGATTTACAGTATGTAACTATTACTCATGCTTTTGATGTGGGAGACACTAAGGTTGGCACAGCAGGTACTCCTAATACAACTGACGCTTCAGGAAATACAGGCACAGCTCTTGTTGATGCGAGTGGAGACTTTGTAAATAATGGAGTTGCTGCCGGTGACACGGTTGTTCTTCTTGACGGTGCTAATTCAGTAACAACTACAGTCACCTCTGTCACAAACGCAACTACACTTGTGGTTGGAGCTGCTATTGGTAATTCTGCAAGCTACGTTATTACAACTGCTAGTAGCATGGGTCAAATGACTAAGGCTCTTCAGGATGTTTGGATGAAGGTTTCAGGTTATCATTGGAGAGACAATGTTATTGACTTTGAACCACCTATTGCTATTACAAGCATTATCCCTAACGGGGCATGGGCTCCATAAAGAGTTAGATGTTTTACTTAAGGGAGCTTCGGCTCCCTTTTTTTATGTCTACTATTGACGTAGTAACGTCGGTTTTAGTGTTGGAATCTTAGACTTAACTATCTGATTATCAATACTAGTGTTAATTATGTTGATTTTATTTAAGGACTGTAATTAATAATAATAATAAAAGGAGGTAAATAATATATATATATATAGAGGAAGCTGAAACGCGCATTGCGCCATCTGTTGTATTTGATATACATTTGCTCAAAATCAAATTCAATGAACCAAGGTTATGTACCGAAGGACCTTCACTTCGGAACTCAAGCACAGTACGCACTTGTCAATGGCATCACCAAGATTGCAAGAGCTGTCAAAAGCACATTAGGACCGAGAGGCAACACGGTTCTGATTGAATCACCTGAACACTTGTCGAGCATGACAGTCACCAAAGATGGTGTTACTGTCGCCAAGAGCGTGTCGCTCATTGACCCTGTCGAGGACCTCGCGGTCCGCATGATGAAGCAGGCATCTGAGAAGACAGCATTGGAGGCGGGTGATGGTACGACCACAGCCATTGTTCTTACGGAGGCTATTGTGAACTCTACAATCAAGAACGAGGAGCTGAAGGGTAAGCAGTTCAACAAGACTGTCTTCATCCGCAACATGAATCTCTTGACCGAGAAGGTTGTTGCTGCGCTGAAGAAGATGTCCAAGCGTGTAACCAAGAAGATGCTTATTGATGTCGCGACCATCTCAGCAAACAATGACAGGTCGATTGGCAAAATTATCTCTGACGTTTACAAGGATGTGGGGACCGATGGCATCGTGACTGTCGAGAACTCTAAGACATCTGAGACATACTACGAGACCACCAAGGGCTTTAAGGTGAACAGGGGATACTCATCCAATCTGTTCGTCAATAATCAGAAGCGCGACGAGTGCATCATGGAGGACGTTATGGTGATGGTGTCCGATGCAGAGATTCACAACATCTTGCAGATAGAGCAGATACTCAAGGTCATCATTCAAGAAAATAAGAGGCTGCTGATTATCGCCCCATGCAGCACAAACGTCTTGAACACATTAGCAGCCAACAAGGTCAAGAATGGTCTGAAGGTCTGCGTCATTCAGCCGCCCAACTTTGGCTACAAGCAGCATGAGGAGATGCAGGACATTGCTACATCTGTTGGTGCGACATACTACTCCGAGAAGACAGGCGACGACATGAGCCTGCTCACATACGTCGACCTCGGTCATGCGTCTAAGGTTGTTGCCGGACAGAGTCACACTGTGATTGTCAACTCAGACGAGCGCACCAATCAGGACGAGGTTGATGAGCTGATATCACAGCTCAGGGTTCAGCAGCAGGAGGCAACACGGAAGGCCGACCGTGACTTTATTGGCACACGCATCGCTAACCTCGCAGGAGGTGTGGGTGTCATCTATGTGGGCGGCAAGACAGACATCGAGCAGAAGGAGCTGTACGACAGGGTTGATGATGCTGTCTGTGCTGTGCGCTCTGCTTTGGAAGAGGGCGTGCTGCCCGGAGGTGGAAAGGCACTGTACCACCTGTCCAACACCATGCCTGAGCTTATGTCGTTTGAAGAAGACAGCCTTGAGTTGCATTGGGCTAAGCGCACTATGGCATTAGCTATGCAGTCTCCCCTGATTACAATCTTGGACAACGCGGGCTTTGACTTCGACGAGATTTACTCCGAGGAGTTTTTTGCAAACGAGGGGTTCAATGTCAAGACATCTGAGTACGGCAACCTGTATGAGATGGGGGTCATTGACCCCGCGAAGGTTACGCGCTGTGCATTTGAGAATGCTGTGAGCGTGGCGACCACTATTCTATCGACCAACGCAATAGTTACGATGGCTAGGGAGATTAGCAAATAGCTATCTTTGTGGTATGGCTAAAATATCTACATACCCTATCTCGAGTTCTACTGATGGCGCAAATCTGCTAGGCTCTGATTCATCAGGGGCCACATCTCAATTTGCTTATCCTTCATCAAGTAGTACGACCATGCTGAGTCAAGAAATAAGAAATATGCTTTTGGAAGAAAGCAGACCTATTAGCTTGGTTAAAGCTAAAGCCTCTTCAGGAGACCCTGTTTCTTTATCTGACACAGTAGCAGGCGGTGACATTGTTATTGACCCGGGGCGTGCTGTATACATTGAAAGCATTCTTGTAAGCACCGACATTGCAGGAATGATATACGGCTCTTTTAGCAGAAGCAATGCAGGTACATGGATAGGTGCTTCGCTTGAAGATTCTTTTCAAGTAGCTACTATTGGAGGCGCGGTATCTATTCCTGTAGGAGCTATCTATGGCGAGTTCTTTAGGTTTAGCATGACTTTTAGAGCAAGTAGAAATGCTCAGATTGATGAAACGGGGGAGTATCTAGACCCGAACATGGCTATAAAGATTATGGGCATTGAGTTTACTAATGACCTAAATTTTAAAGCCAAGAAAAGATTGGTCTACACAGGTGACTCAATATCATGGTCATTGATGGGCGATTGGAGACCGCATGACCAAACGCAGAATCTTTCTTACTCAAGTGCTGACTTTCCTGAAAACTTTGGAGACCAACTTGCTTCGTTCAGGTTGATTAACGCATTGAGGGAAAGTAAGGGAGAAGATATTCGATTGGTAAATAAAGGTTTCGGTGGCTCGAAGATGATTCAAGAGCAGTGGTACGCTTTGCGTAATGGCCTTTATTCTTTGGATTGGAATATGTTTGTGATGCAGGCAGGGGTAAACGATGCTAGGGTTGCTCAGACTCCTCTGCGTCAGCTTACGTTTATTGAGAGGGCTAAAGACCATGTTCGATACAGAGACAAGCGTGGACGCTCAAACTATCCTATTGTCTTTTGCACAACTCCTTCTCTTGATGATAGGGGAGATGGCACAGGCTCGCGTAACAATCTTGACTCAAGGGTTGTCCTTACAGGAAACTCCGAGGCTTATGACAATACATTTGACTCAGGCTCTGATGCAGCTATAAACCTTAGCGCTGATGTTACTGACAACAGGCTGTTTAAGGTTCAAGGGGATAACTCACTTGGGGGGATGTATGTTTCAGGTGGTGAGGTAGGAGAGATTTACAGGGTTGACTTTTTTGAAGAAACAACTATTGAAACAGGAGACCAAGGGAGTAATGCAAATTCTTTTACTAGGCTTCTTGAAAATATTTCTGTAGGTACGCTTTCGGGTGTAGGCACAAATGGATTGGTAACTATTCCGGCAAACACTACCCTTTACCTTTTATGTGTGTCTCAAAATGAAGAGTACCATGAGATTGAAAGAACATCTCTTTTAGGTAGAGAGCTTTCAGGTTCAACATTTGACCCCATCAATTCTCATTACATAGCAAAAAACTTCACAAGCGCGACGACTATTGAAGGGCCTGTTTTGGGAAGTGTTAGAGAATCTGCTGCTGCTACATCTCTCGTTTCAAGGGGAGGAACTACGGTAACTCTTGCTGTTGATGCGGGGATAACCACGACAGGTCTTCCTGATAGCGCATACATTGACACGAATGATGTTTGGTGTAGGGTATATGATTTCGTGGATACTAATCAGGCTGAGATTAGTTGGAATGAGTTCAATGGTTTTTATAGAGTCGTTGGGTATACAGCTAGTGGAGATAATATAACTGAAATAACTGTTGCTTTTGATTCTAGAAACGCGGGTGCTTCAGGCTCTCCTCCTTACTACAGAGACTTTAGGGGCAATAGAATTAGTTCTTATGGCACAATAGAAATACTTAAGCTTAGAGATGTTGTTGTGGAGTTTGAGGGTACGGCAAGCAGCACTGAGTCAAATTGCGCTAGGTTCGTAAATGGTACAGCATCAATTGATGGCGGAAACTACTCATGTGTTACTCAGCTAAAGTCAGGCTCGACATTCAACCTCACTTCAGGGAAAGGCATTGCATTTAGTCTTTATCAGCAGGGCAATGTTATTTACATGAACGAGGTGTCTTCAGGGGATATTACAAATGCGGGATACCTTTTGGGCTCTGATAGTTATGACAACTTTTACAGTCAATCAGAAATAGGAGCATCTCGCGCAGAGATAGTAAACAACATGATTACAACTGTAGTAGATGATTACGGCAGCGACAATTGTGTTTACTTGGTTGACCTGAATGATTCTTCCGATATTATCGGTGTAACTAAGACAAGCGCGGGAAGGTTAAAGTATGGCTCAACAACAGCCGCATTGCTCAATCCCGAAGGAACAGCCGTCCGATATAAGGTCAGTGACCTTATTGAAGACCCTGTATTTAAGAGAGTTGGAGATACGGGAAACAGTGAGTGCATTGTAGGAGAAAGACTTCATCGTTCACCAAAAGGGCATGAGCTTCTGTTTAATCGCCTGTGGGCAAAAATTCAAACAATCACAATCCCATCTTAATGAAAGCAATAGGTAAGTATATTGTCATAGACAAAATCAACGAGGAGGTAAAGACTGAGTCAGGGCTGCTGCTGTCAGCTAGTGACGTAAAAGATTTTAGATATGAGAAAGGTATCGTGGTCACAGCCGGGACTGAGGTGTCGTCTATTGTGGAAGGTGATGAGATTTACTACGACAAGGGCCACTCATACACGATGATGATTGACAACGTCAAGCGTACCATCATTCGCGAGAACGATGTTGTAGTCGTCTCGTCTCCTTCGTGAGGTTGGATATAAAGTGCCTGAACACCTTGTCGGTGTAGGAAGCGTTTCTCCTGAACATAGGATTTGCTTTAGACCCTATAGGTATGTCTTTGCCTTCTAGCATATCATAGACTGACTTGACTACTTGGTTGGCTTTGCGTGACAGCTTGTAGATAGCCTTCTCCATTGTCGCCCTGTTGTAGTCTCGGTACATATCTATCCACCCTTCTCTCCTGAGTTTCTTCCAACGGTCCTTATCCCAAGTAAGGATAGCGTTGTATTCATTGAAATCTTTGTGCCCGAAATATTTTTCGGAGTATAGGAAGATGAGCATATCAAGCTCTGCTTCTGACAGCCCGTGCTTGACTTTGATGTACTGCCGCACGGGTCTCCAATACTTTAGGTAGTCTTTTTTCATTACATTTGTTTAGGCGAAAATAGAGCTAAATGGCAGACGCAACATTGTTCGCAGATGGGTTTGAGGAGGCTGTGATAGGTGTCGATAACACTACGCACAACTCTATTCCCCGTGTCGTCTACAGCAAAGCCAAGATGGTTGAGGTTTTGGTCAGCGCAGAAAGATGCACTGTTGAAGAGGCGTTGGAATTTTTGGAGTACAATGTCTATACCGCTTACATGGGACAGGGGACTCCCATCTATGTAAACGATATGTCTGCTGATGATGCTAGTGAACTTTTAGAAGAATACTGAAATGGCTAAATACAAGTCAGAAAAAGTTGGGGGTGTTGCTGCTGAGATTAAAAAAATTGAAGCAAGCCGCAAAGAATACACCCTTAAAAAAAACAAAGAAGGCAAGCGGCAGGTAGCATCTACATCAAATTTGAGTTTGATGAGACCTGCGGGGCCTATGCCTCGAGGGTACAGGCAAAAAAATTCTTCAGGGCGCAGAGGCGCGGGACCTTATTCATTGACATAGATGGCTGATAAGAGTAAGATGAAGTGCAACGTCGTCCGCTCTTCTGACCGACCCGGTAAGAAGAAGATGGTCAAGGCGTGTTCCGGTGGTAAGGAGAAGCTTATTCACTTCGGAGCAAAAGGCTACGGACATAACTACTCTGCCGCAGCTCGCAAGTCATTTAAAGCTCGTCACAAGTGCGATACTGCCAAGGACAAGCTTACCCCTAGATATTGGGCGTGCAAGCATCTGTGGGCAGGAAAAGGGGGTTCAACGAAGAGTTCTCCAAAAGGACGTAGAGGGAAATACTGATGGCTACTAAGAAAAAGAAAAAGGGAAATAAGATTTGCCCCGCAGGTATTGCGTGGGCGAAGCGCACCTTTGACCGCTACCCATCAGCCTATGCGAACATGGCGGCAAGCAAGTATTGCAAAGACCCTAACTACGCTAAGGGCAAAAAGAAAAAGTAATGGGCGAGCTTGCAAGATGGCGAAAGGAGAAGTGGGTCCGAATTGGAACTGATGGCAGTATCAAGGGAGAGTGTGGTACAAGCAAGAACAAGAAGAACCCCGACCGCTGCCTGCCTCTGAAGAAAGCTCAGAGCATGACTAAGGCTGAGAGAGCCGAGACTGCTCGTAAGAAAAAGTCTGAGGGCGGTAGTGGTCGTCAGTTTGTTTCAAACACTAAGAAGGGCAAAGTCACAAAGAGATATAAAGCATGAGCGAAGATTTCAAAGAACACACCGTACCCAATCACTACAACAATCTTTTCAATGGCATGAGCGTCATTGATATGCAGGTCAAGATATGGGGGCCTGAAGCAGTTGCCCACCATTTTGAGATGAGCGCATTTGAGTATAAGCTCCGTGCAGGACACAAGGTTGGTCAGCCTCAAGAGCGTGACTTGGCTAAGAGCCGTGAGTGCTTGGACATTGCCAAGCGGGTCAGGGAAAACAATTAACTTTGCAATATGAAAAGTAAAGGTTTAGGAGACTCAGTTGAGAAGATTACAACAGTAACGGGAATTAAGAAAGTTGTCGATACTGTATCAAAAGCTACAGGTAAAGAATGTGGCTGCGCTAAGCGCAAGGACACCCTTAACCGAATGTTTCCTTATAAACAAGATTAAACATGGCCTATCAAAAATTACAGGTATCTAGGGCTTTACAAGTTATCCCTGACAATAGTATAAATATTCCTAGCCCTTCTTCAGAA